ACCCAGCCAGAGGTTGGAGTCCGTGTCCGGGCTGCTGATGCAAACCACGATGGTGTTGTCGGGCATACCAGCCAGCGGAACAACTTCGTACCCCTTGTACCTGTTGATACCCTTTTCGGTGGTATCGTTGTTCTTGAAATTCTGAGTGGTGAGGAAGTCTTCATATATCTGCTGCGTTCCGTAGCTGATATGGAATTTCAGACCCTTCAGTCCGTATTTAAACAGGATGGCTTTAGGTACCAGGTTGTAACAGCGCAGGAAAGCGGCGCCGATGTTCTCCTGTCCGCCGGCGGCACCGGATACCAAAGTGGCCGGGCTTGCTACCTGGATGGTAGAGGCGTCGTTCAGGAGCTTGGTGATCAGTCCATCGAAATAAAAATAGACGCTATCCGATGCGGCCTGACCTTTGGAGGCTGGGGTAACGAAACCCGGATTTGCCGGATCGAATACCAGCCGGCTGCGCCAAGTTGCCAGCTCGAAGAATTCATTCAGGCGTTTCATGGTCTGCAGCATCGTAAACTCTTCCGCTGTGGGAGGAAGTTCGCGATCCAGCAGTTTCGGCTCCAGTTGTACAGCAAACCAGTGCTGCTCATAGTCCCTGGGGTTGAATTCGATGTATAACATCAAATCCTTCGGGACCAATACGCGGCCGTCGACGGTGATGTTGGCCTGACCGCTTACCGGAGTAGCTGCTCTCTTCTGGATGAAGTTGGAAACTTCGATCCGGGGGATAGTGTACTCCTTTTTGATGCCGTCCTGTACATGGATACAGCCTTTTGCGGTCGTGTCCATCTCGACGACGGGGCGGGTAATGAAGAAGGCGGCGGCTTCGCCGGCGTATGTCTGATCCTGAATTACTAGTGCTTCGGGCATAGCTTACTATTTAAAAAAGTTCTGTTAGAAATTAATTTTGCTCTTTCTGCCTTTTGTCCAGGCGGTTAGAAATCTTCGCCATATCGAATGCAACACCCCCGGAAATTTCGGTTGCATAAGCACCCTCTCCGGCTCCTTTGCCCTTGTTGGAAGTTTCGAACTTCACGGCCGTCTTGTTACCGGGGATGCCGTCAAGCAATTCTTTGGTGCCATCATAATCGGCTTCGGCTTTGGCGATCCACTTGTTAACGGCGTCGGCCTTGATCTTACCGGCACCCGCGAAACTGTCGATCAGGTTTTTGGCCTTTTCCTTCTTCGCTTTGGTTTCTTCTGCTTTGGCCTTTTTGTCCATTTCTTCCAGGTCGTTTACGCACTTGTCGTATTCGCCCTTCAGCTTATCGAACTCTGCCCCTTTGTCGTCGAGCGCCTTTTTCATTTTCTTCACATCTTCCTCGCTCTTCTTGTTGGCGATCTCGGACACGGAGAGCTTGTTCTGAATCTCGGTGATAGCCGTTACGATGGCGTCTTCGTTGGCGGCATCATTCAGGTTCAGCTTGTTGGTGACTTTTGTAAGTGTCATGGACTTGTTATTAAAAAGATTATTGTTAATGACATTGGCCTCTTTCCAGTAGGCCCTTGCGTTTGCCGCAGCAGGTGTCTTTCTCTTTATGTTTACCTCGCCACTTGCGAGAACTACATCAGCCATTTTCATGGTGACCGCTTCGGTCGCGGTTAGGAAGGTCTCGGCCTTCATCATCTTTTCGACAGCCTCGGGAGTCATGCCTGAACGGCTGGAGATCATCTTAACGATGGAGTCTTTCATCGCGTCCAGCGATCCGTCGTCGTTGCTGCCAAAGGGATTGTGATACATCAGGAAGCCGTAGTCGTTGATTTCCCGCACCCGGCCTGCCTGGAAGATCACCCCAGCGATACTGGCAGCCATGCCGATGCACCTGGTATCTACTTTTGTTTTGGTCGCCAGTATCCCGTTAAAGATGGCCATGCCGTCCGTAACAATCCCGCCGGGTGAGTTGATCCATATCTGGATTCTCTTCTTACCCATGCTATCAAGCTCCAAAAGTTCCCGCTGGAAAAGATCTCCCTGTATGCCCATTCCGTCCTCGGCATCAAAGCCAATATGCCGATCAATCAGCATTATAGGTTCATCGGAATTATAGTCAACGACATACATTACCGTAAAAATAAATCTGTCAAATTTTGAAGGGGGATTTGTAGACTACGAAAAAGCCCCCCGAATTGGAGGGCTTGTTGTTTTACGCTATCTTCTTTTCAGGGTCGACTCTTTTTTGCTCCGCCAGTTCCCGAATCCTGGCAATATCCTCCGCCCCCATTTTATCGAAAAAGTCTTTGAGGATGAAACCAACCGATTCGCTCATATTCATCTCGTTTGCGTCCATGAAGTTTCGCATCAAGTCGAAATATTTAGGAGACGGATAACCCCTTACCATCCGATCATTGGCGGACGACTTGGCATAATAGGGTTTACTGGCGTATTCCTTTGCTGGCATTTATGATGTGGCTATAAGAGAGTACTCGAAATTAATATTAGTGGGTCCAGCTGAAGGGTCTTTGATCTTGATCACCATTTGAAAACCAGTTGCCGACTTGCTACCGTTCACAATGGTAAAGTTTCCCGACGAATCCCTCTCCTGCCCCAAACTTGTGCCGGTATTGCTGATCAGAGACCCGTGTACCTGGTAGTTTATTGTTCCGACGGAGCCGAAGGTGACATTGTACAGCGAGCACCCGTTCCCCTCGATAACCACACCCGTAACCCCGACATTGCCAATAAAGAAGCTCGTCATCAGCAGTATCCTGTTGGGGGTGGGTACCGTTACATCGATATTTAGATTCGGATAGGTCCCGGTGACATTCGCCAAACCCGTATGGGTCAAATTCAGTTGGGGAATATTCAGGCTGAGCCGAACCCAGTTATTAAAATCTCCCGCGCCAGACCCAGATAGACCGGGCTGCATAACGATCTTCCATATCTGGTGAATGGTCCGGGTTGCACCGTCAGTGAATTGTACGGGGTCCGCGTTCGCCGCCACAAAGAAGGTCTGCGCCCGGGCGCCCACGGCGACATTGGGGCCGGATATAGTGAAGGCGGCTGCGTCTACCAGGTACACCTCCCCATTGAAGAAGACCGACCCAGCGGAAATATTGTAGTTAGAGCCGCTGCCGAAATTGACACACCCATTGAGGACGTAAACCCTGGATGGGTCATAGCCATACCCCGTGATCGCCTTGACGATCTCCCCAAGAGCTTCCTGGTAGGCGAGCTGGATGTGCAAAAGGGAACCCGATTTTACCGGGAGGCCTATTGCCGAAGTGACCGCACTGACGTCTAAATTTCTCATTTTAATACGTGGTTATAGTGTAAATGATCCCGGCAGCCATGTACTTGTTGGCAAAGGATCGAATAATTATTTCACAATTGGCGGGCAAAGGATCGAGCGCGTTGTATACTGCCACCGGGACAAAGATTGTCATGTTGACATACCCGGCAAAGGTGTAGGAATCGATCACATACTCGGAAGAGGTCGTAGTATAAACCTTTGACGAATTCGCCTCCACGCCACCCACCACAAAGACAGAGATTGGCTTCGCGAAAGTGCCGATGTATATATCGCTGATATTGTTCGGCTGGCGGAAAACCGTTTTGAATCGCTTATTGAGGGCATAGGTCAGGACAAGGGTCTGGCAGTTATAGAGTATTCTTTCGGACATCCCGATAAAATTGGATTGGATTTGCAGCCAGCTGCTGGAATCTGTGGGTACATCCGTGTTGTTATCTTTCAGGGAGACGTAAACAAAGATATTGTAGACGACCTGGTCATACTTCGCGTAGGTCGTGGTGTTGAGCCACTCCTGCGCGGTTGGCCCGGTCCGGAAGCTGGTGAGCCATAGGTCCCTTAGCCACTGAATGGGCGTGAGAAATGCGGCGATCAGTCCCACCAGGAAGTTACCCCTCTTATCCGGGGGGAGAAGGCGCGGGCCGACTTTACTGTAATCTATGTCGTATATGCTCATATCTTTATTCCGGTATAAGTACAAGGGTGTCAGAAAATGTATTGCCGCTCGTGTCCTCTTCGATGATATATCCGGCGATGGTATCCCAAAACCGGGAGGCGACCTGGTTACTCGATATGAGGCTGGTCCCGCTTCCGTAGGTTGTGGTTGCCGCCCTTGCGCTCACGTTCATCAAAACCACGTCCGTTACCCCGGCTACATTCCGGATCGCATCTTCGAGGTCGCTCATCTTCAGCCGGCCATTGAATGGGAGAGCGGCTAAGAAGGCATTTATCGCGGTGATGATGGCCAGCTGGATACCGCTGCCGTACTGTCCCTGGTAAAAGACCTGCGCGTTAATGTATAGCCGGTCAGCGGATAGCGATTGTACCTGATAGGTCACCCCGGCGACGCCTATTTGATTGACATAACTCTGCAGGGCACTCAGCTCGTCAGAGGTAAGGGCGGACGGCGGGTTATTCGTAGCCACCTTTATTAAAACGCTATTGGCAAGGTTGGTGCTAATGCTGCACCTGGTGATGATCCTCATAGTGGGGTCGACGATGATATACCTCGGCGCGAAGTTGATCAGCTGGATGATCTGAGGGACCACGGAGGAATACTGAAAATTGAATATCTGCGCCTGTAGCCAGGGACCCGACCCGGGGGCCGCCGAAGCGGCTATTGCTTCGAGTGCGGCTTGATATATATCCAGCGCCTGCTCCAGAATGTTGATCGCCACCGCCACCACGTAGGCCATCAGTGCATATATTGACCTCTTGCTGGTCGTGGTCAGTAACGGCGCCAGGGTTTCATTGCCTGCGATGGTATCTAAAATCTGCTGCTGTATAAGGGATATAGGTCGTGCCATTATTGAGGAATGTTATATGGTGAGGTGGTTTGCAGAGTGGTTTGTTTGTTCTCGGGATCGGCGCCGGGCACATCGGGCAGGGCCGGTACGTACTGACCGTTGATCGTCGCCCCCGTCGGCGGGATGGAATCGATATAACGGCCTGTCGCCGGATCAAAGGGGCTTCCTTTCGAATCGGTGAAGTTGCAAATGAAGTCAATGATGTAATGATAGAGGTTCGTATGCTCGTAGTCCTGCCCTTCGGATGTGCGCACCAGCGGTCCGCAGGCCGTTGGCTCGTATAAGGAAAGGAGGGCGACTACCTGGTCGCGGAGATCGAAGACGGCGAGATCCTGCTCCATTGTCCCGTCGCCGGCGTCATAAAATTCATGGATGAGGTGTACCTTCCAGCCGACGTCTGCACTCTGAAAGCCTCCGCCCAGCTCCGTGTACTGCACGTTATTGATCACCTCCAAAAATGCGGCGGGTTTCAGAAAGTCGTACATCTTGCCGTCCCTCTCCCAATTGAGCTGATTGTTCCATATCCTCGGCGCAAGGTTCATGGTCTGCCCTGATTGGTTGAGGACCTGCAGCGTTGCCAGCCGGTTGAGGATATCGAGAATAGGAGCTTTAATTCCTGCCATACTTTGTCTTTTTTCCTTCATTGATGAATAACAGGACCATTGCCAGGCATGTACCATAACGGACCACCTGCTCGGCGGCGTTTGCTATTTCCAGGATCATTTTTTCCATACCTTGTCAATCTCTTTTGTGATAGTCTTCACCTGCTGCGCCCGCAGGATAGGATTATCGCCCATGAATTGCCGCTTTGGCAGTTTGTCGGTGCCCGCGTTGTGATAGTTTGCATAGGGTACGGCTACAATGAGTTGTATCTTTTCGAAAGTCGCCAGCCGGATGGAATTACTCACCGCCCTCCGAAGCCTCCCGCTTTGCACCAGCGTGGCGCGTGTGCGCCGGCCGAGGCCTTTCTTTTTCGGGTACATATATTCGGGGGTCCCGTCGATTCGACGCTTAGGTACCTGCCACGTCTGGTCGTTCCATCCTTGCAGCCGCCAGGCATTGGTAAAGTAGTTTTGCGCCTGGTTCGCTAGGAGCTTCGGCAGGTCCTTCCGGAGCTGCCCTAAGTTTTTCAATACTCTGTCGGTGCCAAACTGGTTTGCCATCGGTTAATTTGCTATTTCGGGTTTCGGATAGTATTCGATGATCAGGCTTTCAAACTGCACTCTTCCCCCTTTTCTGATCTCCACTCCTTCGAACGTCAGAACAGATACCGGATCGAGGGGCTTCTTCATGATCAGCTCCATGCCTGCCCGGAAAAGATCATAGCTCGCCGGCTTCAGGATGTACGCTTTGACGGGCAAGCCCGCCATCCGGGCATGGCCGGCCGCCTGGGCAACCAGGTCAATGGCGTTGTTGTGTGTCCGGACGTAGCCGGAAAAGTCGACAGGTGCTATTTTCCCCATGATAATGATGCTTCGTTTACAGCCGTTAATAAAATGGTTACCACCTTCTCCTTCAGGCCGGCTAAATCTTTGGGGGCGCTCGTGATATGAAAGGTCCCCAGGGTTTGGATATTGACATTGATCACCCTTTCAATGGCTGCTGGATCCTCGTACAACTTCTCGGTGCTGCCGTCGGCGATTCGGTGCGCCTCCGGTATATCAGAGTCTTTCACGTCACCCTCAAACCAGCACATTTCCGAGTTATGGTCAACCTGTCCCATTTTAATACTGGTGGTGTCAAAGCTGGCGTGATGCTTTTTCAAACACTCCGTCTGGAGGTGCGCTATCATCCCAAAATATCCATCAAAGTCCCTCGGGTTAATTACTGCGTTGAAAATCATGTTGATTGGTTTATTGGTTATTCATCCTCCTCCGGAATAGGCAGGCCGAAGTTCGTCTCCGCGAATCCCCGGTCTTTTGGTGCCACGTCGAAATATGGGTGATCATCTTTAAAAATTACTTGGTCCTTGCCGGGGTTCATCTTGAAAACGTCGGCCATCTCTCCACCCACCTCGTCCCGTAAGCTCTTTATTTCATCCGCTGGTGTCTGTTCGGCCTCGTCCTCTGGCAGCTGCTCTACCGTACACCGACAGTTGAAATGATTCAAGGGCATGAACTCATCCCAAAAGGGATCATCTACCGGCAGCGTCACCCCATCCAGCGGAGCGCATATATCGGATGTGTTGGCGTCCTCAATGGCTGAGTACTTCAGATAAGGCAATAATTTCTTGTTCTTGTCCACCTCGTTCCAGCGGGCAGCACTTTGAGCCTGGCCGACAGCTGTGTCGTATTCTGTCCGCAGATAACCATTGCCGTCCGGGTTGACGTTGTAACGGTCGTATATGGACTGGGCAAGCTCTTTGAATTCGGAGAAGGGCCGGACCTCACCCTCGAAGGTCAGCGCATCGGTCATTTCCTTTACCTGCTGGAAAGTCTTGGCGCCGCTGAACATATAAATATTTTCACGCAGCTCCATCAGTAGGGCTTCGTCAACGCTGTCGGCCTCTACACTCGCCAAGCTATCGCCGAAGCCGGTATATACCCCGCTCTTCAGGTAGTTGGCGATGGCGAAGTAAAGGTTCTCGGGCAGCTCGTACTCGTCGAGCTCTCCTTCGTAGATTGCCTTTATCATGGCCTCGATCATATCGTCGGAAAACTTGAACATTATTTACCCTTTCGGTATAGGTTTTTCAATTTGTTTTTTACCCGGTCCGTTACTTCCGTAGGTTCGGGGGTGATGCCACCAGGCGCCGGTAAAGGGGCGGCGGTTGCCTTGATCCCTGTTCGCTCGGCGAAGTATGCCGGGTCCATCTGGAGGCCAGCCTGCGCCATTGTCTGCGCGATCTTCGCCGTTGCCAGGTTGCTGTTATCTTCCCTGGATCGCAGCTGCTCAACCTCCTGGTCGTTGGTATACTCGAAGTGATAGCCCTCGGGAATCTTAATATCGACGGGCAGCTTGTTGATCTTCGGGAATAGCTGCGAATTGATGATCGGCTGCATGAAGCGGCCGTCCTTTGTTTGCTTGTCCCGTTGCGCCTCATCGGCCGGAGATCCTGGTTCGCCGAAGTCGCCGCCCCCTTGTTGGCCGCCGAGCTTTCCGGGGGTGCTGTCCATCGCGTCAGCATGTCCCAGGATGAGCTTGCTGATATTTTTTTGACAGAAGTCCATCAGTGCAGAGTATCCTTGCCAGCCGGTGCCGGATAGCTTCGACTCTACGAACTCAATAGTTTCATCAAGGTCAACAACAGCAAAGCCACGACTACCCATATTCCGAAGCGCCGATTCCATTTCGGACCTCTCGAATTCTTCCGTCTTGTTGGTTTTGCCCACCCGGTAAGGCTGGGAAAATAGCTCCACGAAGTCGGCATTGAATCCGAGAGTGTTACGAAGAATGATCTCATATTGGGCGATTTGATAAAGTATGCCATACCCGCAAGGGCTTACCCCGTTATCCGATTGTGTAGGTACATATATATGCCATTCGGCGTAAGGCTCTTGCCTGAAATCCGGTCCACTTGTCGAATAGACGAATGAGCCGACATTGTACCGATCGGGAGATACGAACCAGCGGGGAACGATAGAGACGTCCTTCATGCGATCGTCTACTATATCACCCAGGGAAATAAGCGAATACCCGTAAAACATTGCATCGAGGGCGTAGGACTGGAAGGCGTGAAACCACGGTTGCCCCTGTAAGGCCTGCGTCAGTACATCGCTCTGGACTCCCTTGTCATCGCATATTTTGTATTTCCGGATCAGGGTCAAATCCTTTCTCCGCTCCATCAGGCTATACACCTGACCGTTGAGTACGTTGTCGATGTACATCTGCTGCATGCGCACCCTGTACGGCCAGTATGCCCTTTCCGCTTGCAGGATCGCCTCACGCCACATCTTCAGGTCATGCCGTAACCTCTGGAGCTGCACCGGCGAGATGATGTTCGCCAGATTCTTGGCTATGGCCTTGGATCGCTCCTCCGGCGTCATGACTGTTTGAGCAGGAGCGCCGAAACCCGGTGCCGGTGTCGGCAGGAAGTTCTTGACTTTATTTATGCGGGATGTTTTAGACATGGTTTACCAGGAGTTATTGTTTTTGATTTGCCCGCCGTAACGGTTCCTCCGTCCCTGTATAGGTTGGAGCAAGGGCAAGGACGCGGTTATATCTCCCTTTGCCGCCTTGTTCAGCCACTTGATCGCGTCGTCGTATCGCTTTTCCCGCTGCACCGGCACAACCTGCGGAGCGACGGCGCTATGCATGTGGTAAAGAGCGATATCAACCAGGTAGGTGACAAGTTGCTTGCACCGATTATCTCCGGGTAGCCAAAAGGTCGTATTCAGGATATCGGTGTTGGCTGGTATAGTGAAGGGTGTCGGCGTTCCCCAGTACTGCGGTCCCTGGGCCGGATCGTCCGGGAATATGTTGCTGTATGGGATATTCGATAGGTTGGTGAACTGAAGGACCGTATCACTGGAGAACTGCCGGGATGCGATCAGGCAGACATAGGTGTTGCCTTTCCAGAACACAGGCGATCCGATGATATAGGACCCCTGCATGTTAAAGATCGGCGCCGGATACTTCGCGTTGAATATTTGGTATTGAGGACAAACGAGCTTCCACTTCGTAGCATCCCAGGCCCCGGTGATCCCGTCCTGCAAGGCCTTGTATATGCTGGTGACGGCGGCCATGCCTGCACCGACGGTAAGGTGAACGTATGCGCCCGTATCGTATGAGGTGGCGGCTACATAAGCCGGGGCGTCAAGGAATACCCGGTTGCCCGCCTTATAGACTTCGGTCCCATCCCATTGGGGTGTATCCTGCAGCTCGGTCGCGAGGTCATACTTCTGCACCAGGTAGCTGCTGGCCTCGTCGATGGCCGTGTCTTCCGCTGCCGTCTGGATGGTGGCGTCGCCACGGATCACCTGGGCGAGGTTGGTGCTTTGAATCTGCTTTTTGTAGTCGGACGGGATAAGATAGCTCACGTTAATTGGCTGGGGTTTCGTGATGAGAGGAAATACCGCCCAGCCCGATGAAGTCTACCGGGTTGGTTTCGTCGATCACCACGTACCCGGCCGTGCCCATCTCCCGGAGTGCCTCCGTGAATTCGGCCCGGTCCTGTTCCGTTGCTCGGTGTGATGCCTGTAAATGATTGATCGTACTCATATCCTTTATTTTTGTACCCCTGCGGGCGTTGGTGTCCTTCCGGACAATGCCGGGTAGTTATCCCGGAAAACCATACACCCGCAGGAGCTGTGTTTGCTATTGTTTGAGCGTCACCTTTAGGTACTTGCACCCCGTCGGCGGCTTCAGCTCGGTATCGGTATATTCCAGCAGGTCCGCATATTCCAGGTTGACGTTATCGCGCTGGCAAAGCGGGTCTATGTATTGCGCCTTTAGGAAAGACTGCTCGTCATCGGTAAAGGAGCTATAGGTCAGGCTGCTGACCCCCAGCCCGTAGAGCAGGAAGGTGATCTGATCCTGTAGCGACAGCGTCGCCGTCCTTTTGGTCACACACTCCCCGTAGGCCCATTCCTGATCCATCGGCGTCGTATCACCATCGGCCCTCGGCCATGCACCAGGAAGGAACTGGAAGTAAAGCATAAGCCCGACCGTAGGGTCCGGCAGTACAGTGGGGTCTATTTTTGCTCTTATATCGTCAATCGCACTCATGGTAAAGCGTTTTATTGATAGTGGTTTGTACCCGGCGCATTGCCCCCAGTGGTGACCTTGGCGCTGTTTCCCGGACGTTGGTATTTGGTGAATTCTGCAAGGAAGGCCTGGCAGAGAAAATAATCGTTCGCGTCGCTGCAATGGCCGAACTTCTCAAACGTGACCCCGTTCTCCTTTGCCTTCTCTTTTAGCTTGGTGCCGTCGCTGGCTTCTTTCAGATAGGTATAATCGTTGATCGTGTTTTTACACTTATCGCCGATCACGAACTCCAGCTCCATGAAGTTTTTTTCGAACACGGTGTTTATAAAATTGCCCCGCATTATAACCGACGGTGCCGATAAGGCAACACGTTTGCTCGGGGCGAAGGCCGCGAGCTCGCTCATGATGATAGTAAAGTCGTTGTAGCCCTTCTCCTGCCGGGTGTCCTCATGCTTGCCGGCGGGATCTCCGTATATGTACATACCCGTTTTGCCGTGGGAGGCATAGCGGCGCTTTATCTCCCGGCAGGCGTCCGCTGTTCGGTTGGTTGGCGAGGATAGGCATATCTCGTCGATCTGCATGGCCTTCTTCCCGACGATCTGCCATATCAGGCAGGTGATATACGGGTTGACGTTGAAGTCAAAGGTGATGTGCAGGGCGATCTTAGGATCATACTTCAGCGGCTTGACGTGCTGGTTACGGACAAAGCATTTATAGAACTCTCCGCCGGCCTTACTGAATGGATTGCCATAAATGAGCATATCCTGCAATCCGCTGTGCAGGTTCGCCTTTTGGTTCTCGATGTAGTTGGAGGGGAGATTGTGCTGGTTATGGTATGCTGAGCTGATCGTCACGAACTTGTTGCCGATCTTCTTTTTAAAGTAGGTGGAGTCGGAGTAGATCGATGCGTTGATCTCTGGCTGGTATTGGTCCAGGTTGAACCATTCGTTTATCCACTGGACCTTTGCCGGGGAAGAAAAAATATAAAGAGGATTGAACGGCGTGAGTACCTGGTCCGGGGTGAGCTCCTGGTCATCCTCTGTTACCAGTCGCCCTCTGTCGTCAATGTAAATCGCCTTTTGACGGAGTCGGCCGACGATAACCTCTTTGATCGCAGCCTCCGGGGTATCCTTGGTTTCGTCCAGTATCGCCCAGCCGATTTCCATTCCGTCCAAGGCTTTGTAGTTATCGAAGCTACCCACGTATACAACAGCGCCATTATCGAAAGATATAATGTTATTATACCTATCAAAATTATGGGCATCCGTGTTAAAATGCTTTGGGGGCTGAATGCCCATGACGTAGCACCCTTCCCCCGTAATGTCGTTGTATTCTTTGATTTGGAATTCATGTTCCCATACTTCCCGTATCCGGTACATCGTGGACTTGTTCAGCTGATCGTAGGTGTTTGCCGCGATCAGGCCTTTGGCATTCGGGAAGTTTGATATGAACATAGCCGATACGGCGCCGGCGCAATGCGTCTTACCGCCCCCCTGCCCTGCCAGGAACAGGTTCACC